TCGCATGTTGTCGTTGTGGAAAAATTGTCTTAAGGATGAGACGCGCCCGATAGCAAAGGTGCGCCTCGGAAAGACAAGACTTTTCGTAACTGCTCCATTCGAATCCATCTACCTCATGCGAAAGTATTTGGAACCCTTCAAGACTGCTTGGCAAAAGAGTAGACTCGAGCTACCCCACGGTGTAGGAATAAACCCTTGCTCTGCGGAGTGGTCAGTGTTAGCTCGCAAGCTGAATGAGAAGGGCCCCGAAATGAATGATGCGGACTTTGGCCAGTTTGATGGTCGGCTTCGTGCCGATTTCATGCGGGCTGCAGGACGTGTTGTGAAAGGAATTATCAACCCTCCTCCTGAAGATGCTATCATTATTGATACTCTTTGGGAGGAAATGGTAGAGACTTTCCACCTCTCTTTCAACATGGTGCACTTGGTGAAGCATGGAAATCCTTCGGGAAATCCGTACACGACTGTGATCAACTGCTTGGTAAATTTCATGTACCATTGGTTTTGCTTCATGCGAATCACTGGAAATTCCTCTTTGAGATCTTTCCAGGAAGAGGTCGCAATATTTGTGTTTGGAGATGATGTTATCTTTTCGAAGACACCAACGTCTCTGTTCACATTTAATGCGGTTGCTCCGATTATGCTAGAACTTGGCCAGGAATACACGAACATTGCCAAAGATGGTAAGACTAGTGACATGAAGGAGCTCTCTGAGATTAAGTTCTTGAAGCGTTCGTTTGTAAAACTCTCCGACGGTGTGTTTCTGGCTCCAGTGGATCCAGAATCGATAGAACAGCAATTCAATTATACCAATATATTGAAAGACGATGTTCTAGCTATACAAGCCCAGCTTGAAGAAGCTTTGCTTGAAGCGGCAACACACCCGAAGGAGTATTACTCTACGTTCACGTCGAAGATAAAAAGAGCAGTAGAACGCACGCCATATCTTCGCAGATACATAGCTTCTCCATACTACTTTTACCACGAAGACCGAAATCGCCTTTTTAAACGACTCGCCCTGACCTAACAGCTCCTTTTTCATATTCGTTAAAATGTTAAATATGTCACGTCAATACGTAAATATTTCAACAGGCACTATGTGCCAAATTTCCCAAGAATTCAGTTACCCAGCCTATACTCACGATGGTGATTTATCTGCTGATGTTGAATTGTTGAAAACCACCTCTCTCGGTAAGATGGTCTTTATGGATCCTTATCACAATGTTTGTGAAAAGCGGCATCCCGAAGGCCCTTGCCCTGAGACCCCGGAAGAAGAGGGTCTATCAGAACCATCCTTCATGTTTGAACCTCTTCCAAAAGGACGTTTCATGACAGTGGATGCTATGCGTCCATTCCTCGTGCAAATCAACGACTCAAAATATTATGTAGCTAATCTCCAAGGAACGTATATTGCAGAACAATGTTCAATTTACAACCCTGCTAAATTGTCTCATCTTGACCATCTCGGTAATTCTGTATCGTACTATGGACTGGCTCCCGGTAACTATATTCTGATCATTCCAAACCCCTTTGTTGCTCGCCTCACGAGCATTGAAGTGAATTATGAAGTTGTAGACGACCTCCCTTATTATGGAATCCCCATATCTACCTCCAAAGCAAAAATTTTCAGACGTCAAGCTTATCAAGACGTATTCGATAAACATTTCCCTGACTATATGAAAAAGTGGCCTCATGAATTTAGTTTTAAACCTACTATTACCTTGTCTGCGTGGGATTTTATGTGTGGTATTTGTCATGTAATGGAAATTGATGGTAAAACAACTCCTCGCCCTATCTCTAAGCCTTACCCCTTGAATGTTCCTACCCTTGAAAACGATCCTCATCATCACTATGCCTACGAATTTATTCGCGAATTCATAGATGATTCGATTTATACGTTAGAAGAAAATATAGATATGTCCCAGGAAAGTAAAGCCTTATATTTAGATTTTGAAATAGAAGAATTCCGTGAAGAAATCAATAAATTTAAAGCAATTAGAGACCAGCTTATAACCTTCCCTAATTTGGCAATTGGCCCTGAGCGTTCTGTTGGACGTGCTTGTGGATGTTGTGATGGTGGCGCTTATTACTACTATAAAGTAACTTCCAATGGTGAACCTTTGATGGATCTCTGTAGAGTTGACTCTGAGACTAGATTTCCTGACTATTTCACCATGGGGTATCGTGCAAGCGTGGAGTGGCTCGATAAGAACCGCGATGTGTTTGCTGTATTGCAGAGTGATGAATCGGCAGGACCTGGCCCTTCAGCGTTGGAAACAGCCATGAAGGACAAGATCTCGCTTGAATTACCTGTAGTACCGGTATCCTCGGAAGAGCTGATTGCTGGTGAAGCAACCTCTCAACATGACCAAGCTATCGAACTGACGCGCGAAATTGTAGGAATCAATTCTTCCCATACGACTTCCCAAATTTCATCTCCCTCAGGATTGGTAGAAGCTATCGATTTGTCCGTTATTCGTGGTATTCCATTTAATAGTGCCGATTATATCCCCGGCATAAAATTACCTGATTATGTAAATCGGTGGCAGTTGATTCCTGCCACTGGAACGTCTGAAAATTTGTATATTCCTAGTTTTAATGATAGAATTAAGTATTTTCAACAACTTTTCACTTTCTACCACGCTTGTGTGATTTGGAAACTTGTTTCTAAACCACCTCTTTTTCAATCTCAACGATTCTGGGTCGGATTTAATCCTTCTGTGAATGGTAATTATTCTACGGTTGTCAATGATAACGATCTTGCCGGCTTTGAGTGGAACCCTTCCGAGAATAATGAGATCTACGTAGTTACACCATGGTCATCGATTAACTACATGGATCCCTTTTCCTCAAACGTGTTGGGACAACTATTGATCACGGACCGTACCGATTTAGTGACTGAAGAAGGATTACCTTCTCCTTTACCTATTTCAGTGTATTGCGCTCCGTGTAAAATGGATCTCTTCCTCCCGAAGCCCGTGACCTTCATTCCTCCTGTATCCGGTGAATATTACTCTACCACAATTTCAGTGGGAACCATTCCTATTCCAATAACTGGCTCTCCTACCTTTGCTCCTTTGAGCATTAATTTGCAAACTGGTGAGACGCTCGATGATGATGATGGTACTTTGGTATCTTCTTATCCCGACTTATCATTAGTATCTCGTAAGGTGAATGGTAGTTTAGTCACTGATTCATTCGAACCCCAGCTTGTCTTTCTATATTCATCTTTTCCGTTTACTGTAAATGGAGTAGTAGCCCCCTCCACTGGAGGCTCTTTACTCTCTACTGCAGCTAATGGACAGACGTTAGAACGGCAAGAAGGAGATCTTATGACTATTATTGGAACTGGATCGGGTGAAACTTGCTCGGTGAAAATCAACGGAACAACGTCACTTTTGGGCTCCGGACTTAGCTTGTTTTACACGCAGGTACCTGATGCAGGGACTGTAGCGATGTCTAACTTTTCTGGAGTTGTCCAGTCTGTAATTCCTGCCAGTTTACAGATGGATAATTTTGGACATAAGTACAATGCTAATACTTCGATGGCTCGAAAAACGTTGGGTTTTATTGGTGATCATACGCCTCGTATTGATAACCAATGGAGCTTTATTTCCTCAGATCCCATTGAGAACTCCGATACACAGGTGATTGTTAAGATCAATAGCCCTTCTACATCTTTGGCTTATTTCGATCGTGATCGTCATCTGTTGTATCACCGTTATCCGAAGGTGAAGTTTGTTGCGGCTTCAAACCCTGCTACAAATATCTTACTTCGGATAACCCAGACTACTTCTTCGACTCCTATCTCTTTATCTAAGGCTCTTCAGCTTCCCGGTACTGAATGGGATCTCAAAGACGGAGCGAAAATTATCCAACCCTTCTGGGATAAGGAGGTGATCGCTCTTTCTTCTGATGATACGCCCGCGTATCTTCAGCTAGATGTCCTTGGAGGTACTATAGGAACAACTCCTTTTGTTTCTTCTTTCTATAACACCGCTGATATGGAATATTTCCACTTTGTTGGGCTCACTCCAGATTCTTTACTGGATGTGCGTGCTGGACCTTCGCAGGCCCAACTACAAATGGAAAAAGTCTCGAAAGAGACTCCTATCAACGCTGTTTCTGCCTCCTCCTCTGCGGCTCGAACCGAAAATTCTTTTCGGTATGTGGGGACCATCTCTGTGTCCCCGGATCAAGCCGCTGTTTCTGTTCCAGTGAACGCCAGATTATTCGGCCCCTGGAACGCGAAGCACTTCGGCCGGTACGGCATGTACCGGGGAAACGTAAAAGTGCGCCTGACGGTGACGTCCAACCGCCTTGTAAACGGTAACATTCATGTTATCCATCACAATGCGACGTTGGGCGATTCCTTAACTCCAGATAAGTTTCTGGGGGTGCTCGGTGACATCGGTCATTCTATGAACGGTGCTCCTGGCTCTTCCATCGAACTTATGTTGGATTGGCGTACTAAAACTCCTTTCCTTCCTATTGACTTCGACACCAATAACCCTGACAATG